GTTTGTGTTGTAAAATTCTAAAAGTTCATTTGGAAATTCAAAACTCATTATCTACTATCCTAATATCTGAAATATGATTAAACTTACTCCACACATTTAGATTCCAGTCTTTAGTATCTGTAATAGCTGTAGCAAATGTATAAACTGTGCTGTCAAAAGAATAGCTGTTTAAAGCACCAACAGGGATAAACCCAAGAGCAAGGTCTTCCAGCCTCATTCGCGGATCCATAATTTCTGAAAAATTATTATCCATCCACCATTTATATAAAGATACCCTAGCATGGTGCGGACTATCTTCTCTAAAACTCATATATGTTTCTGCGGCAAATCTTTTTTGTGGTCGGATTGCTTTTCTATGAACAGCCTCTAAGTCGTTATCGTTACACGCACTCGCCCAATGCTTGCCTAAAGTGTTGTAACCTAAGTATACCCACCCCCATTTATGTTCAGGGTCAAATAACAAATAATCCTCAGGCTTTAGTAATTCGTGTAGATAGTCTTCCGGCATAACATCTTTAGGATCTTTATTGGGCAAAAAATCCGCCAGGCATGTGCATATTGATTTTTCTCGCCTATTCCAAGTTCTAAATATTGCTTCAAAGTTATGTATTTGCTCATTCAGTCTTAGGAACGCTTCGTGGACACTTTTGTCGTGTACATCCCCGGGCCACACGGTATTGTAATCAGGACTTAATTTAGGATTATCAAAATAACCGTCAGCAATAAACTTTTCTAATCGATTGCCATAAATTTCATATTCTTCGTGTAGGTCGTTTAATACACCAGCATCGTTGCGTAATTGATCAACAGATTCAACCTCAGTTAACCGTCGGTCATAGTTATTGTTTATAAATTCAATATTAGATTTGAACGCTACTAGTTGCTCTTCAATTTCAATATCTGATAGAATCTTTCTATAATTATATCGTAAGGTATTACCTAGCTCGTTATTTTTGTTTATTAAATTAATCCATCTATCAGCGATGTCAGTATCAAGTATTGAATATCTTAATTTTACAAATTTTCTTGATTTAGTGCCTTGACAAGTAATTTCTAAATACTTGTCTTTCTTCCATATATTCATAACGATGCGCCCTCAACGCTAAGTTGGACATCTTCCATTTCTGGAATTGTCTTAAATGTATCTTCGCCTCGAAGTTTATCAAGTTGCGCAGTAGTTGATAAAAATCGTTTTGCTGATTTAAGATCAAAGGGTTTTGTTAATTCGTGTAGAATATGAGTAAACTGTTTGCTTATATCAGTGTTGTACTTAGTATTATGAGTTTCTATAAACACATTTAATTTTTCAATAGTATCTTTTCTATATTGATCTGATAAAATTGAAACATGATAATGCGGTGGATGTTCAATTAGATTAATAAAAAAATTATTATAATTTATAAGTTTAGATTTAGGATGACTTTTAATAACGCCAATTTCAGTTAGATGCGTAATAATTTCAGGGAGTCTTGCTACATTCCATGCGCCTGTAGTAATACCAGGTCGAAGGATTATGTTGTCGTGTTTAGCTAGCTCTTTTAGATTCTCTTCTACTTTATGCCATACTGTGCCGGACCGAATTAATTCAGCACGATCACCAATTTCGTCAATGCTAGGCCATACTTCAAGTTTACCAAACTTCCACTGTTTCCAATAGTCAATGACATTTTTCTTGCCGTGTGTTAACGTCAAGCAATTAGTGTTATATGAAAGTTTTACATCAAATCTTTCATTGTCAACTAACATATCTAAGATTTGCCAATGTTCGGGCATAATTAACGGTTCGCCGCCCGCAAAGTAAATTCTTTTTACGTTTTTGATTTGATCCTTTAAAAAATCGTAGTTTGTTTGTTCGTCAACATTTTCAATACTCCAAACTTTTTCTTGATCAGTATACCCTAATTTTTTAGCATCAGGTACCCATGCTGAACTGTAACGTGGTCCGCAACTGCGACATTTCATGTTACATAGATTACTAAAACGGAAATCCCAATAGTTTAATTCCATTTCAGTACAAGTGCCGTCTTCTAATGTTATACTTGGAATCTTTTCCAATACTTCCGGAAAGTCTCTATTTTGATAAGTCCGACCACTTTCACCTGTAACTTTCTCTCTGTTAAAACACTTATCGCAGACTGTTGGTTCAACGCCGTTAATCATATCTTTCCTCAGTGATTTCATATTATCACTGTTCCAGATCTCTTCAATAGTATCTTTATTGAGGTCGCCGGCAAAATAACTATGTGCCGAAGTTAAACAGCACGGCACAACTTTACCGCTTGGTTCGAACGCAAGATGCATCCACGGTACCGCACATAATGTCTTAGTTTGGACTTCTTTTACAATAGGTATAATTTTATTCATACTGTACTTATTTCCACGCATGAGAAATTATTCTAGATGTGAATACTAAGTCCAGAGGCTGTCACGAGCCTTAATAAGACGAATCATCATAGCTTCATCTTCTGCTTCATAACCCTCTTCGATCTTTTGAAGCAACTTATGAGCCTTATCGCTGGCCTTTTTAAGCACAGGATCTTTTGGTGTGCTAAAACTCAACTTACCGCCGTTAGCTTCACGTTGTGCTTCACAGGCGGCAGTCCAACCACTTGCGTCATATGGATCAGGACGAGCACGATAGGTCACAGTCCACCACACATAAAGCTCTTTGAGTTCTTTAGCACGGAGAGCCTGTCCAGTGGGCTTGCCGTAGTCTGGATGTTCTGGGCCACACCAGTCAGTGTTAGTCAGTGTCATTGCCCAGTCAAGATGATCGATACCTGCTTGAGGGCAACGCCAAGTACGCCAACGGAACCAACCAGTAGCGTAAAAGGGAGGATCATACTTAGCACGAGCTTCCTTATCTCCCCAGGCGATGTGCGACCAAGCGGATTCAACTTCGACGAAATCAACCAACTCATTAAATAGGCATGGCAGGAACCGATTGCCAACATCACACCAGTTGCCAGGCTTAATATCACGAGCATGGGCGGTAAGAGAGTGAGTACGAGTAACCCAACGGTTATTGATGTAATACTTAACATCGTAGATCTTTCTAACAGGCCAAGTAACAAAATCCTGGATATAGCCTAAGGCCTCTTCAGCTAGCCAGTAACGAAAATTGTGCTTCATCTGAGCCGCAGTGGTCCAGTCATCCCATTCTTCACTGGTACCCGCACTCAATTTCTTAGTGCCGCGAAGCCAATCTGCGAACGGTGTGCATGACCAGTAGTTTGTGTGATGTGCCATCTTATTTTCTATCGCCAAATAGTTGTAACAAGTTTAAGAACAAGTTTATAAAGTCCATATACAGTGTCAGTGCTCCGCTAACTTCAGCGGCTGGGCTGGTGTCTACGCTAAGTTCTTCACGAATACGTTGTGTGTCGTATGCTGTCAATCCCAGGAATATAATAATAGCCAAGGTTGAGATCACCATCTGCATTACTGTTGAGCCAATAAAGATATTGACAATACTAGCAATGACAATAGCAATTAGTCCAACAAACAACAAACTACCAAGTCCGCTTAGATCTTTCTTGGTAAAATAACCGTATCCACTCATAACACCAAATAGAATTGCCGCACCCATGAACGCTGACACAATACTGCCCATATTGAACACAGCAAAGATTGTAGCAAAGCTCAATCCCATCAATGCCGCGAATCCGTGTAGACATAACTGTGCTACTCCCTTACTAGGATTATTACCTAGCACATAGCCAACACCAAAGATTGCCGCCAGCGGAGCAAAGATTACAATCCATTTTAGTACACCTGTAAAAAAGAATTGTAACAATTCTGGGCTTGTGCCCACAAAATAACTTACAAACATTGATACAATAACAGCAAGACTCATGTGTCCGTAGACACGACCCATTGCCGAATTAATTTCACTAGCACTACGGTAACTTAGAGTGTCGCCGCCTGTATAATTTGTTCCAAACATATTATTCTCCTTTAATAAATTGAGCCAATTCCGGAGCCTTCCAGCCCACTGGCTTTAGTACCTTGCCATCTTCACGCTTGCGGACCCTGCCAGTATCGTGATCAATTTTAGCAAAATTAGTTGTCATTACTTCTTTCCAAGCACCTTCGGCATCTGCTCCCATACTATGAATAGCACCAATAGTAACAACTAAAATATCGATTAACGCATCTAGTTGTTCTACTTGATCTTCTGCCAGGGTTGCCTCTAGAAGTTCTTGGTGCTCTTCGGTAATAAGATTAGTATACAAGGCAAATTGTCCTTCATCAAACTTGCCAACACTTTGGTCGCAAGCCTTCATAAATTTTTCTTGATCTCTAAACGGGTTTGTCATTATGCCATCCTATCTACATTTTGTCCCGGACGATTCATCCGGCGATTCATTTCAACTCTTGCTTCTTCATTAGCTTTGATATTTAACTTCACACGCTGTTCTTCTAGTCTAAGTTCTTCGTGACGCTTGTCTAATTTTTTAATTTCTGTCTGTCGATAAATTTCTGCATTTTGAGCAGTTACTCTACTAACTTCGGTCATATCTTTTCTCCTACTTCAAAACCGCGGAACCGTAGGAACCTTGGAAATCGCAAACTGTATGTTCCGTCTTGGTTTTGGGTGACGGCGTCTGCTCGCACTTCCACGATCTGACCAAGTAGGGAATCACGTGAAGCCCAGTAGCTATCACGATCACTATCACTAAAACCACTGCCAACATTGACTCGAATAGCTTTGCCATCGTCGACTCCTTGGCAGACAATCGCTCCAAGCCGTCCAACGTTTCTTCCTGTTCCTTCTTCAACATCTACTACCTCCAGTGATACTTCAATAAATGGTTTAAGTTTCAACCATGCTACACTACGTTTACATTCGTATCCAGCTTCGGGATCCTTGATCATAATACCTTCATAACCACCAGCTACTGCCTTGGCATTAATTTCTTTGTAACGTGTTTGTCCTTCATCGGTATCCAAATCAACTAGTTCGTTAGTTAGTGCTGTTACGTTTGGCAACTGGTCTTTGTTCTGGTCAACCCAAAAACTAACCATTGTACTACGCACCTGCTGAGTTTTATCATACGTACCTTTTTCAAAGTCTTCTAATGGTAATACATCAAATAGATTAAGAATAGCATCGTTGGCCTTAACATCGCTCTTGCGGTGTACTTGCGTCATTAAGTCTTGGAAACTACTGCTCATGATCTCGCCGTCTAACACTAAATCCATATCTTTGCTTGTAGATTTTGCTTTAACCACTGCACTAATCTGTTCTACAATGTGCGGAAAATTAACAAGTTCTTTACCATTGCGACTGAACATATCCACCCGACCATCACTACGTACAATAGTAATGACTCTAACTCCGTCGAGTTTAACTTCGATGAGTTTTTTGCCTGATACCTTCGACTCATGATTAGCACTATCATGAGCAAGCTGACAACTGAATACAGGAATAGCGTAACTAGCATATTTCTTTTCTACTACTTTGTTAATTGTTTTTTCACTAGTACCGCAACGCAAATCCTTGATAAGGATACGTCGATACCAACCATTCCACTCTGCTTTAGTAGCAGACTTCATCATAGCTTGAATTACATCACGTGCTGTATTACCGGTAACTTGACGTGTAACAAAGCCAGTAAGAGCGAGAGTAAAACTATCCCAAGGTAGCCCAGCGCCATCTTCATCTTTTTTCTCCGGAACTTGTTTAATACCAAAAGTAATCATTGGGTCCAAAGCTAGGCGACAACCTTCAAAGAATTCGTTATTACCAGCTTCAGCCTGCGCCAACACAATAGCTTCTTTATTCAAACGACTAGGATGATCTTCGAGTGAAGAAATGACGGTGTAGCAAGGATCGCTCATTATATTAGACCTTTAGTTAACTGTTTAAGTAACTATTATACTGTCTAATTATCAATAAGTCAAGTGATTTGTTGTCTTAAATGGCTTGCCGTAGTAAGCATTTTCTAGCTGAGTCATTATTTTACGCTTCATTTGGACTACTTTTGGATGGGTATGATCATACTCAAAAGACTTCATAAAACGTCCCCAACCGTTTGGGCGGACTCTTTTTGGTACAGGACTATCCAAATATTCTCTGATAGCCTTTGGATCAAAATCAAACTTGTCAATCATATCCTGGGCAATATTAAATGAGTGTGCGCCCATTTCGTCTCGGTGACCGTAGTATTCTTGCCAAGCACGATCTTTAGCATAGTAGGCAGTACTTTCGTATCCAGGAATATCTTTGAAATTTCTAGCCCGATATTGACGAGTATGGATTATTTCATGAAGTACTGTATCAGCAAATAAATGACACATACGTTCCCAACGATACAAACTAGTTTTCATGCTGTCAGCAGTAGTTGGAAATGCTAGTTCAACTTCGATAAATCGTTTCTTGCCTTGCTTATCATCGTCACTATAATATGCCCCACCGATCCAAACTTCGCCAGGTTTGACGGGCTTGTGTCTGTGACTTCGAACTTTGATTGGAAGGTGTGATTTAACATGCTTACTTATAATGCTGGTAATTTCACCTATAGGTAAGCGTCTATCTACAATCTCAGATTTGAGTTCGTAAATCATCGAGTACAATATATTTCGATCCAACGCGGACCAATTAAAGGCTTGACGGGCCATAGCACACTCCTAGTAAGTATATTTATATTATACTAGGGTGTACCATTATGTACGCACTTTACGGGCGTTTTGTTATGATTTCGTCAATCAAACCGTATTCTAGGGCCTCTTGCGCACTCATAAATTTATCACGTTCCATATCGTTTTTAAAGTCTTCAAAAGTTTTACCCTTTGAATTATGGTTAACGTAGATTTGAGTTAGATTCTTTTTCATTTTAAGAATCTCTTCAACTTGGATTTCCATGTCAGTAGCTTGCCCACCAGCACCGCCACTTGGTTGGTGAATCATGTGTCGGGCGCTTGGTAGCATTTTACGCTTACCAGACGCACCAGCAGTAGCTAGCAAACTTCCCATACTACAGGCTTGACCCATAACAACGGTGCTAACGTCAGGCTTAATGAATTGCATAGTATCGTAAATAGCCATACCAGCGGTGACCATTCCACCAGGACTATTAATGAACATGGTAATGTCTTCGTTGCCCTGACTCTCTAAAAAGAGCAACTGAGCCACAAGTAAACTAGCAGAATGTTCGTTAACATCTGTATCGAGCATAACAATACGATCTTTAAGCAGACGACTGTAAATGTCATAACTGCGTTCTCCGCGAGCTTCTTGCTCAATAACCATTGGTACTAAATTAGGCATCTTTTTCCTTTTCTTTATTTTCAGTTTCTTCTAATTTTGGGAAGCACATCTTTTCACCATCCCAACGCTGACCGCACCAACACTCGCCATCAAGATTAATGATACAAGAACCGTTGCCGCAACAGCGTTGATCTTCCATTTTATTTTCCGTTAGTTTGTACAGTGGGTGTTACAACGCCGTTGATAACTAGTGTTTGACCTTTAAAGTTGGCAATAGCATCTGGCAACTTACGCATGGCTTCTGCTTGTGCTTCGGCCATCAGCAATGGAATAGCCATTGGGTTGGCCTGCATACTTTCATTACGCTTACGTGCCGTAGCCACTTTGACTTCTTCTGTCTTATATTCATTCTTGGCTTTGACCAATTCGTTAGCACTTAGCACAACAGAGTCTGCTGGAATAATGCTACGAATTAATACTTGTGTAATAGAGATAGTACCGTCCAACTTTTCATCAGCCAAGGTCTTAACCACAGTTTCACGGATCTCTTGTTCCATTGCTGTGCGGTTATCGCCCATGTCCAATGCTTCGTACTTGCGAGCGGCCTTGTAGGTTGCGTTACGTGCGGCATTGAAGATGTAGTTATACATCAAATAGGTATCGCCGTTATGAACAGCGTGGAAACTTTTGTTCTTGCTATTGTAGATCTCAGCAACTTGAGCTTGATTGATGTTATAGATAACAGTCAAGTCAAAGTCTTTCATTGTTGAATTATCTTTAGCCTGCGGAGTAATGTCGTCAACTTTGACGGCAACTTCTTTGATTGGGAATGTCATAACACTACCGATGATAACTTGATTAAAAGATCCAGGAAGCAATTCACCGGTACTAACCTGTTTGTCAAAACCAACACGGAGACCAACCTCACCAGTTTCAATACGTGTACAACCTGTTGCCAACACAGCCGCGGCAAGAACGGAGAGAGTCAAAATACGTTTCATGTGATACCTTAAAATAAAATAACAATTATAGTCATTACTAGAACAGCTAGTAATGCGACAAGTATACTATACGTTATGGACTTTGTCAATGCCCAACGCTCTTTACCATCAAATTGTCTAATAGTAGTAATACTAAAGTGAATAAGATACGCAAAGATAGCAAAAACTAACAGTTGGAGAATCATTTTGATCCTAATAGATTCATCATTGTACGAGCATGTACACGATCTTTTTCTTTTTCATCTTCGGGCAACTCGTCATACGGTACGTGTTGCGCTGCATTGTAGTCAGCCTTGGGATTACGTTCCATCCATTTAATATGAATGTATTCAGAAGCCTTTTCAATATCATTGGGGAATTTCTTTACAGCGTGTTCTGCAGCCTGGCCGGCAGCAAGATTTTCCTTTTGCCAATCCGGGTGTAGTTTATCAAATGGTACGTTAATGTCCCCTTCTGTGCCATCCCCGTTTTTCTTAATACGTGGTTTAGTTCCAGTCGGGTCAAAGTTTTGACGCCATTCTTCATGTGCCGCACTGGCAAATCGCTGTACAGCATTTTCAGCGATCATTGCTGATTCTACAATATTCATAAATTCTTTAATCATAATCAGTCCAATTCTTTAAATGCTTCCGGAGCACGTCGAGCTACTTGTTCTTGTAGACGAGCAGATTCTTTAGCTTTCTTTAATATGTTAGCATCGCCAGTTGGCAGTACTACTAGCACGTATGCACGGAATTGAGTACCCTGAGAAACAATTTTCTTTTCTTGTACTTCAACACCAGTTAAATCAACTTCCTTACAACTTGTACGCAAGACCATTTCGCTTAACTCTGAGCTAGCATCTGCGGTGTCTGCTTTGTAGATCTTTGTACGTTGACTAACAGTGCCACCGGCGGCCATACAGATCTTTCCGTATGCGTCGGCTTTGGCTTTGATAAATGCCATTGAGTAATCACCACTAGCACTAGTACCAGCCGCATAAACAGCTGAGTTACTAACTGGACTTTGAGTCATCCATTTAGGCGCCTTATCAATCGCACGTTCAACCATACGTTCTCTATGTTCACGTTCGTTATTAGCACGTTTCTGATATGGGTCACTAGTACCACATGCGGCAAGTAAAGCAACAACAGGTAACAACAATAAAGTCTTTTTCATTTTATTTTCCACTCATTTTATCTTTTGTCCAATCTGCGGACGATTTAATATCTTGCCCAACACCGGCTACGGTGCTACAAGCGGCAAGTGCCATTACAACAAGTAATACTGAAAAAGTTTTCATTTTGCCATCTCCTGACTGTGTGTTTTAACTGTGTCCACGCCTTTGTCCATAATTCGAGCAATGCCAGAAAATCCAACAGTTGCTAGGACTAGTCCAAAAACTGTGCCTAAAATAAATGCCTTCATAAAAGCCTCTCTGTGTGTTAATATGTGTATAGTATACTTGATTGGTTAGTAGTTGTCAATACTCAATCTTACCATTTGTCTACAACTAGCCAATTTGTGTTACTATTATCAATTTGGCAAATCACTCCGTGGTATACAGCTAGCGTTCCTTTAAAGTCATTCCGTTCTGTAAACATACGGCATCGAGCATTGTTGTGTGTAAAGTATTTGTCTATTTTGGATTTACCAACTTCAGTTTCCAAAATGTGATCACCCTTCTTGATCTTTTGGATTGTAGTAGTACCCTCTTTACATATAGTAACAGCTTCGGTACTAAACTTCCCACCCAAATCTAAAAGCAAATTCTTACGGGCACGTTCTCGAGCATAGTAACACAAACTTTCTTCTTGTTCCATGCCCGTTTCAGTTTCTTGTAAACGATGCGTTACACCGTTAACTGTAATGTTAAATGTAACTACGCATTTACCGTACGTCTTAACTTTTACTAGATCAGTAATTGGCCCCACTTCTCTTTCGTTAGTCAGTTGGCTAGCTGATCGAACTTTACATTCGTCTGAATATACAGGGCTTATGATTAAAAAGGTCAGCGTCAGAATTAAAATAATATGTTTCATGATTGTTCACACCTGTAGGCATACCACCAAATACTTGCTTTTAAGCGACTGTTGTAAGCACGGTCTGCCGGATTTAACTTATCAGGATCTTGGTCAAAGTTTTTAATTCGCTGTATCTCTTTAAGCTCACGAAGTTGTGAGTTAGCTTTGGCACATTGACTAGGGTAGCTAACTAGCTCGTTGTAAGTCAGTACCCTTGACGAGGTTTCGTTACAACCAACTAGTAATAGTACTAGAACAAGCAGAGAAGATTTCATTTATATTTGTCATCTAATTCTACGTTGGTAAGACTTGCGACCGTTTGAAACTTGGCCCAAGCGGCTTTGGCGGCTGGATTGTTTTCCAACTCACTGTTAGGTAATACTGCTTCTAGCCAAATTTCTGGGCGCCGTTGTGGATGTGCGCCAAACTTACGGGGCTGATGCATTTTACCATCATCATAGAGCATACTGCTCACACTACGGAATTTGTCCTCGTGGTCCTTGTTGGTCAAATCGTATTTGGACCATTCTGGATTACTCATACCACCTAGTGTGTATCCTTGCCAAATTCCTGCCCATTGCTCGTCATCATGCGGATCAAAATCTGTTCGAGTAATTAGTACTAAGACATCCTCAACGTCCACACGGCCTTCGACAATATCCAAAATGCAACGGCTATAGCTCAGTCCAATTTTCATACAATTACACTCTCAGTTTTATGGGTTCTAAAAACATTTTGGCCACAACGCCTAACAGCATCTGCCAATTCCTGTGGTTGCTCTTTAGCATACTCGTTTAACTCGTCTAAACTAATCTCACTTTCGAATGCCCAAATTTCGGGAAATCTCTGCGGATTAGCTTGTGCTCTTATTATAGCATGTCTGGGTATAGGGAAGTCAACCTTCTCGTCACCTTTTAATACTGCCCACATTTTCTTTTTTTCGTAATCGGTTACATTAAAGATCCATTCAAACCCCAATGTATCAAAATATGCCATGTAAGCTGACATGTTAACCCCTTGTGCTTGTTTTGGTTTTACTAATAGTAGGACCATTACTGATAAAGTCCATACCTGCCATGTGTCCTTCGTACACTCGGCCATTCCACTTCATAGACATTTTAACACTTTTGTTAAGAACAACAGTAAGCATTTCACATTCTTTAAAATCTTGTACCACTGCTTCAACTAACTTATTACTGGATACTTGCTTGACTTGGCAAGTATCACTGTGCCTCGTTATGGTGTTCATGTTCTTCTCCAATAGTTATCATAACACTCTTAATCGAATCCCAACGAAAACTTTTCCAAGCATCTGATTCCAAATCATAAACCGGCATAATGTCTTCGTTTACTTTTTTTTCTCTTTTAGATTCAAGAATTGATGGATCCTTAAACATAATAAAAGTAGGATTTGTAGTACACTTCATTACTCTTTCAGATCCATCTTTTTTAGTAAAGGTTACAGTAACTGGCCCAAATTTAAGATGAGACCTTAGCCATTTTTTAAATAGCTTAAAGTCAGTTTCATTTAAGGTCATCAACATGCCTTTCAAGATCGGTTACTCGTTCTTTCAACAACACAATTTGATGTTCTAAATCGTCAACATGATCCGCTACCTTCTTCATAAAGTCAGCAGTGTTACTTCCAGTCAATTTAAGCATTTCGCTTACGCTTAATGTTTTAGTTTCTTCACTCATTTTTAAATCTCCAAAATTTTAGTAGGATCCCAGCCAGTGTCTTCGCTGTATCCGTCATTTTCGTAACCACGTGGGTTACATACAACTCTAGTCTCACCGATGACATAATCAAAAGGATGATGGGTATGTCCGTGTGTCCACAACACAATCTGCGGATGATCCAGAATGAATTCACTCAAGTCACTATGGTAGCCACCGTTCATTAAAGTGTCGCTAGCATAGCTTGGATGACAACTTTGGAAACTAGGACTATGATGCCCAACAACAACGCACTTCTTGTCTTTGTGTTCTTGGATAACGTGTTTGATATAGCCTAGTGTCTTGTCGTGACGAACAGCAACATCCAACGCACTCATAGGAGCATAGTTCCTTTGATCGTTACGGATGATACGAAAGTCGTTCATCATGTCTTTCATAGCATGCATTGTAAGTGGGTCACGCTTGTTCATGTTGGTCCAAAGGGTTCCGCCAACAAACACAACATCATCAATAATCTTTGTGTCTTGCTCTAACATATACACGTTAGGATATTTGGCACACTCCTCACGCATGTAGTCGATGCCAGCATAGAACTTTCCGTGATAGAATTCGTGGTTCCCCATAATGTAAATTACATGTGGGAACTGAAAACTACAACGCTTGAAGAAATCACGGAACCGTTGAACACGCTCTTGCTTACGGCTTAGATCCGGAATGGCACCATACATGTTGTAACTGGGCAGTTCTATATGGTCGTGGAGATCCTGGGCAATCATAATATCACCACCCAAAATCAATACATCGGCACCTTCATCATTGTTAATAAAACAATCCGAAAATTCCAAATGTAAATCACTAACTAGTTTTATCTTCATCTTTTTCTTTCGCAAAGGGCCAAGCCAGCTCGCTTTCGAGTACAAATTGTTTAGCATCATCTTTAGTAAGACGCCCTGCGTTAACTTCTTCAAGGGCGTGACGCAATGCTTCTTCAACAAAATCGTTAAAGGTCATATCGCGTTCGTGTGCCATCTTCATATATTGTAACAGTTCTTCGTCTGAAAAGTCAACCGGAACTAGTACTCGTGTATCATAATCCTCGCCTGCCCGAATGGCAAGTGCTTTTTGGAAAAAGTCATCATCTACATCCAAGTCAATATAGTTAACATCATCCCATGCCTGGTTCTCCAGTACACTTCTATGTTCGGCTTCCTTATGATGCTTTTCAACATTTTTAGGATTAATCATGCGATAGGCACGATCATTAGTATAGTCACACATACTAACTTCATAAACCTTTTGACTCTTAGTGCTGAACACGATACTAAAGCTATATCCACCTTTGCCGTGAACACCGTTCCAACTGTCTAGTGTATAGCTGTTAGGACCGTAACAAGTCCACATATAATCACTGCCCTCAGTGATTTTATAGTCAACCAATTCCATCCATTCTTTCATTGTAATCATTTGAACATCCTTGTATCTAAAATTATTGCCGCACCCAGGACTAACCATAATATTCCGGGCCAAACACTACCACCAACAATTGCGGCAATGCCAGCTCCTAAGTTAACACCGCCGACAGTGTATCCAATCGTTTTACGGTTACGACCAAACCATTCAAAAAACTTGTCCATTATTGCTCGTTTCCTTCTTTGAGTAACTTTTTAAATTCGTATTCTTCGTCTAATTTTTTACGTGCTAGTTCACGTGCTTCTTCACATGGTTCGCAAATAGTACGAATCCATCCGGGCCCATGTGTCTTTGCCGGTGCGCTACATTCTTCACAGGTAACGCCACTCATGCTTTCTGCCATACGTACCATACCGCTAATAGTATCATCACCACCTGTGTAATAAAATCTCAGTGTGCCAAACTTTTCTTTAATTTGGTCCAACGTTACCTGTGCTACCACTTCTCCTTGACGATTTTTCCAATCAATGTGATGCTGAATATTACCCATAAGTTGATCCAAAATATTGTACCAACCATCACCACATTCAAATCCCCAACACATACAAGTTTCCTGCATGTTCTTGTTGCGGTTGACCATCATCTTTGGATACTTCTCGCACAACAACTTATCTAATTCTTGTTTCATAATTTTTCCTAGTCGTATGCCACGTTAGGCATTTTCTTTTTACCTTCCCAATGATCTCGTGTTACACATAAACCTTTATGTGTTACACGCATAGGGTGATCTAATTTTGGTAATTGTACTCTTACTGCTTCACATTCTTTCTGACTTTTAAATTCCATGATATCCTTGCTCATAAAGTCACCCGCGGGGCTGTACATAGCAATAATCAAAATCCAACTGTATGTCATTGTGCCGCCTTTACATAGTTAAGTCTAGTAATATCGTTACCGTGCTTCCAGTGCTTGGAATGTTCTTTTACCTTGGCTTTAACAATAATACACGCACCCACGTTAAGGTTAGTTTTGTTAAGCCACGATGCCATCCTATTGTTAATTATAGCAGAAATATTGTAACCTTCAAAGTTTTTTGACTTAACTGATTCAAGTATTTCGCAATCCAAATCTTTAAGTGTGGCACTAACTGCGCCTAAGTAGCCGTCTTCTACACTTCGTGCGACTTTTTTAATTTTGGTTTGGGCAACGTCTCTAGCATATACGCTAGGCAAACAGGCAATATAACCAAAGTTCTTTGTTTCAATATTTTCTGCATTTAGAAAACTATTAACATTTGTTTGGAATTCGTTTTCACCTTCTATGGCGCTAAACATAAATTTTCTAAAATGTCGTTTAATTTCTTCTGCTAGTGTCGTATCTTCAGGTAACACACGAAGTGGCATCGGAGCATCTTTTGGATCAGCGGTCCAATTAGCAGGAACTATAGTACACAGCATTAACATTTTGTTAGACTGTTTTGAGTACATATAAGTAAAGTCTGCGGCCAATACTGGGACAGGTTCTTTAAGATATGCGCCATTAACTCGTTGTGCTGCACAAGCTAGCTCTAATACTTGTTGTGCGGGGAAATCTTTTTTAGACATTGCTCGCTCGCTGGGTGAGTTAATATACTTTGTATTTTACACAAATATACAGTCAGTGTCAACCTTCTGTAAGCGGATATAGATCTTTTTGGCTAGCAATTTTAATATTGGGTGATCTAAAGAATGAAATTGTCCATAATACGCACTTAGACATGGACTAACATATTGATCGTTGAATTTGAGTTTACATAAACTGTTGAACTTAGTCATGTAGCGTATAGCACGGTACTTGCCCAAACTTCGACACAATTCGATAGCTATGCTTATAGCATACGCATCAACTTCATCTGGATCAGCTAGATAATCTTTAAATGGACTTCTATTATGATTTGAGTAAACTTTATGTTTACGTTTAACACTTTGTCTTTGATGTTTGTATTCGTGTACAGTAGCATCGAATATTTGTATTAGGAATTCTGTTACTTGCTGTTGATCCCATAGTAACGATTTATTGAAGTTGTGATGTACTATTACTTCAATTGGTATTTCATTATTATGATCGTCTTCGGCATCGTAGTACGCATTAACGTAAAATTCTTCTGAGTTGAGTTTTTTATCTCTATCAGATTTTATCTTAAGATTAAAATTGTACTCGCGAAACTCGCGACGTAACAATGTCAGTAACTGCTGGAAACTTATGCCTAACTTACTTTTGGCTTTAACTCGATTACAAACTAAGCAAACGGTTTCCATAATACTGTTCATAGTTACAACCTATAAGTTACTCTACCCTTAGTCAAATCGTATGGACTGACTTCTACTCGCACATTATCTCCTAAGATAATTCGAATTTTGTGTTGTTTTAATTTTCCACCCATGTAACACAATAAAGGTTTAGGCATGTTTTCTACTTTAACCCTAAACATGTTACCTGGTAGTACTTCCTCTACTTCACCAACTAATTCAATAATGTCGTCTTTGGCCATTACGGTTTGCTGATGACAATTGCGCCATCTTCAATTTGAATGTTTAACGTATCACCATTCTTCCACCCATTGCGTTCTAATAGTTCCGGAGGAAGCTTCATTATAACATTATCCGGATCACCGGGGATGTCTTCAAAAATGTCTTCTACGTTATATATATGT